GGATCTGATAACCGAGATCCAGAAACAAAAGGGCATTGAACCGTCTTCGGAAGCACGGCAGATAGGGCCAGGATTCTATTTCGATCCTGGGAGAGGCACGATTTTCAAGGCGGGGGAATACCTAGAAGGACACGGCATCCCCAACACACCGGAAAACCGCAAGAAGGTGGCGGATGCTTTCGAGAAGATGCTGATTGACCAAGGGGCTAGTGGAATCAACCTCACGCCAAGACCAAACAGAAGGGATAGACGGCATGGCAACCACTAAAAAACCATTCGGCGGCAAGCAGGCCACACCGTTCGGCAAGAAGGGTGAGGAGAAAAAGGACGGCAAGGCCAAGCCCAAGCCTTCGACCAAGAAGTAATGACCTACTTCCGAGCGAGCAACGAGGCCAAACCCAAGGTGAAGGAGCCGACCTTCACTGAGTCGATCCTGCCTCTGACCCTGACTGTCATCGTGGCGCTCCGGGAAGTCACTGTGGATGACGTACGAGAACGCACCAGGGATCCCGATCCTGAAGGTCAGGCCAACGGCAGGAACAGCGCCTGGAGTGCCGTGTTCACCGGTCCACGAGCCAAAGGGTGGGTGAAGCGGCGCCCCGAGATGGTCATGTCCCGTAACCCCAAGCGCAAGGGAAACCGCAACTCCCTGTGGGACGCCCAGGAGGCGGCTGACCGAAACTTCCGGGACTGGCTGCTCGACGGTCGGATCAACCTGGAGATCCTCCGGGATCTCGGCAACAGCGCAGATCCTCCCACCACCAATCTGGACATCCTCCACAAGGCCTTGAGTAATGCGGGTCTCGACCCTGCGGAGTACATCCCACGGCGACGACTCGTGCGAGTAGGAGGAACAAAGTGACCACCAAGGCACCACTGGATCCCCAGAAGGCGGTGGTAGAGGTCATGGCCGAAATTAACAAGGACTATGGCCCCGAGACCGTCGTGTGGGGCAGCCAGCTTCGCTTCCTCGACGTCCCCCGCATCTCCAGCGGCTCTCTGGCCCTCGACACGGCTCTGGGCGGGGGCTGGACGGTCAACGCCTGGCACGAAATCTACGGTGATGAGTCCTCCGGCAAGACCACCATCATCCTGAAGACCATCGCCACCCAGCAGGCCAAGGACCCGGCGTGGACGGTGTTCTGGATCGCTGCCGAGGAGTTCGTGCCCGAATGGGCACAGATCCTCGGCTGTGACATCGAGCGGATCGTTGTCATGCAGACCAATGTCCTGGAGGAGGCAGCCAACGCCGCCATCCGCATCCTGGAGACCCGCACGGTCGACGCCCTGGTGATCGACTCCCTGCCCGCTCTCTCGCCGATCACCGAGACCGAGGGGTCCATGGAGGACCAGCAGATGGGCCAGGTGGCCCGCATGATGGGCAAGTTTTTCCGTAAGGCCTACACGGCCATGAAGCGCAGCTTGGTGGAGGCCGACCGGCCGGTGACCTGCTTCATGGTCAACCAGTGGAGAGAGAAGATCGGCTTCATGTTCGGCGATCCCCGCACGACACCAGGGGGCCGGGCCAAGAACTACTGGTACAGCACCAGGGTCGAGTTGAAGCGGGACGAGTGGATCACCGAGGGCGAGAAACGCAACCAGCGTAAGGTCGGGATCTCGATCAAGTGCCTGACCAAGAAGAACAAGAGCTACCCGCCGGAGCGGGTGGCGTCGTTCGATTTCTACTTCGACCACAACGAACTGAAGCTACCGCCGGGTAACTACGACCCGGCCAAGGAACTGGTGACCCTGGCGGTGTACTACGACGTCTTCTCGGTGAAGGGGTCCTATTACCACTTCGGCGAGGAGTCCTGGCATGGCCGGGCAGCCGTGGAGGAACAACTTCGTTGGGACCTATCGTTGCAGCAGAGACTCCAAGGTGCTGTACTGGAAGTCACTGCCAAAGGCAAGCACCCGGAGGAAAATCGGCCCTCCCGGCGCTTGGTCAGGTCGAAGAAGTGAAAGCCGGGGATCGCCTGTCAAGATCCCGTCAGCAAGAACGGGAGGGGATGAAGCGCTTTGGTGGCGTTTGCAACCCCAGGTCAGGAGCCAGATGGGACCGCCGCAACGACGGTCGTACAGAACGGGAACTGGTTGAGTTCAAACGGACTGACAACCAGCGCTCCATCACGCTTCAATACGACGACCTCCATGAGCTTCACCTCCACGCCGTGGTCGAGTCTCGACGCCCTGTTCTCTGCTTTGAGTTGGCAGGAGAACACTTCGTGGTCCTCCCAGAGCGGGAATATCACGAACTGGCTGATGGTGGACGTGGACCTGGTGCTGCCTCCGATCTACGAGCGAAAACGTCCCGACTGGTTCGGCCAGGCAAAATGTCTCAGCCTGTGCGCCAACGACAACGTCAACCTGTTCTACGCCGATCACCAGCACAACGGCCAGGTCCAGGAGGCCAAAGCGGTATGCCTAGGAACCCACCCGGACCACCCAGGCCCTTGCCCGGTGCTCGACCAGTGTCTCGACTACGCCCTCGCCAGCGGGGAGAAATGGGGCGTTTGGGGCGGGTGCAGCGAAAGGGAACGACGGAAAATCAAGCGGGACCGCCATCGTGAAGCGGCCGTCGACGCCGGAACCATCATCCCGATCTCCGCAGCGGCGTCCGGTCATCGACGCCAACTTGCGAGAATTGTTACAAACAAGCAAGCGGCAGACCCGTCTCCTTGGCGACATTCAAAGAGCCTTATTGAGCAGGAACGACAAGGTCGGGCGGCGGAGCGACGTCCTCCATCCTTCCGAGATCTCACATACCGACTGGTGTCCGAGGGCTAACTACTACCGCCTGGCTGGTCGCCAGCCCTCGTCAGAGGGGGCGGTCACGCACTGGCAGATGCAGATGATCTTCGATGAGGGCAAAGAGATCCACCGCAAGTGGCAGTCCCGGATCTGGGATCTGGGTCGACTCTCTGGCATGTTCTACTGCATGGACTGTCGACACTCCTGGTTCGACACCGCTCCCGAGGTGTGTGAGAAATGCGGGGCCAAGCGGGAGTTCATCCGTTACGACGAGGTGCCCCTGTTCCAGCCCAGGCTCCGCATGGCCGGGCATGGCGACGGCCTGGACCGTAACGCCGCCCTCATCGAGATCAAGTCCATCGGCGTGAACTCGCTGCGCTTCGAGGCGCCACACCTCCTCAACGAGCACACCTACAAGCTGAACGTGAATGGGAAGAAGAGAGAGTTCATCGACTACGACGCTCTCTGGGACTCCATACGTGTGCCCTTCCCGTCGCACATCCGTCAAGCCCACCTCTACAGCTACATGGGGGCGCCCAAGGATGAGATCTTCATCTACGAGTGCAAGTGGAATCAGAAACCCAAGGAGATGGTCGTCCGATACCGGGAGGAGCGTATCGCTAGCCGCCTCGATCAGTGCCATGAGATCTGCCTAGCCTTGGAAGGAGGACGGAGCCCTGACTGCCCTTTCGATGGATGCCCCGACTGTCAACGGTACGAGAGGAGTGGAGGTGGATCCCGACGCACAATCCTCCTCCGCCGCTCCACAGCGGTTCAAGCGGCGGAGGCCGCTCGACCTGCACGAGACGGCGGTGTGGGCAAGATCAGTCAACGGGATACGCCGAGACGTCTATCGAGAACTGGAGATCGCCGAGCCTGAGAGACCGTCCTTCGGCATGCCCAAGCTGGAGCCGAACCTGGATGATCTCCCCGACAAGGAACTCATGGAGCTATTCGTCCAGTTCACCCGCTGGGCCGACTTCCTCCAGAACCAATCCGCCATCGAGGAGATCCGTGAGCGCTACGCCGACGCCGAGGTGCGCCGCCTGGAAGGCCTGTACATGACCGCCAACAAGCCTGAGAAGGTCTCAGAGGCCGTCACCTGGGTCCGGGCGCAGATGGAGATGGATGGGGCTGTAGGGACTGCCAGAGACACCCTGAGGATCTGTTACGCCCGCAGGAAGCTACAGCAGATGCTCTTCGAGTCCACCGAGCGGGACGCTGCGGTGGTCAGCCGGGAACTGACCAGGCGCACCGACTCCAAGTCCCCCGGCTACCGGCGAGCGGATCGAGGGGCGCCATGACCCAGAACACCGATATGGAGCGCACCCTGCTGGGTCGTCAGGTCGAGGTGCATCTTGGCGACGAGGATGGTGAGCGCATCGTGATTCGTGGGCAGTTGCTGGGATTCGGGCAGGGTGGAGACTTCGAGATCCTCTGCGACGACGGCATGATCCACTACTGCTGGCCCATGTTGAACGTATCCCCAGTCGACGGCACCGGGACACCATGACTGACCTCGTCAACCATCCTCCTCATTACGGCAGCCATCCCTCTGGCGTCGAGTGCATCACCATCACCGAGCACATGAACTTCTGCATCGGCAACGCCATCAAGTATTTGTGGAGAGCCGGACTGAAGGACGGGACCGACATGGTCCTGGACCTTCAGAAGGCAGTCTGGTACATCAACCGAGAGATCCAGAGGTGCATGAGTACCGAGGAACCGACGAAAGCCGATGCGCCACTTGTGGAGAGTACTGGGAGCACGAAGCCCACGCCGAAAATCACCAGCAAGTTACGTACCCGAAGCTCGTGACTGACATCTACGTCGGCATCGATCCCGGCACGAAGAACTGCGCCCTGGTGGCCTGGTCGCCGACACGGGGGCTGATCACCACCTGGAAGCCCAAGGGCACCATGCCCACCGGGGTCCTACGGCTCCGGCGGCTCATGGTCGACATCAGCCACGAACTGGGGAAGCTGAACGAGATCCGCAAGATCGCCCTGGAGGGGTACTCCATGGCCGAGCGCTACGGCCAGCACAACTCCGGCGAGGTCGGTGCCACCATCAAGCTGACCATCCTGGCCCACTTCAACGCCCAGGATCAGCGGGCTTACCCGGTCCTGGTCGCCCCCCAGCAACTGAAGAAGTTCGTCTCCGGCAACGGCAACACCAAGAAGGAGATGATCGCCAAGGAGATCCTCAAACGCTGGGGAATGGACTTCGATGACACCAACATTGCCGAGGCCTACGCCCTGGCCCGGATGGCTCATGCCGTCGACGCCGAGCCGGAGATGACTGGTTTCCAACGGGACGTTGTCAAGGCTCTGGAGGGGCGCACCGAGTGGGACCCGGTTTTCGTCATGCCCAAGCGTCGACTGGTCCGGGTTGGGCGCTAGGTCGGCCCTACGATTAACCCTATGGCTGATCAGCGCAGAGTGGGCCATGCGATTCGGCGCCGCATGGGAGCTTCATCCAACCACATGATGATGGCCGAATCCGCAGCAGCAGAAAATATGTCGATCCCTTCGACAGGAGGTCGTTCTATGGGATCCGCTGGACATAAGAAGGGTGTACCGGATGTCTATGACACCGGCAGCGACAGCTATGGACGTGGAGGACCACCTCTGGCCTCCGACAATGCCGCCTTCGCCAGTGGGGTGATGGCCGGTGTGGTCGCTGAGCCGAACCGTCCTCGTGGCCGGATGTCAGCCGGGGAGTCGGCTGGGGCCAGGCTGACGGTGTCCCCATCGATGAAGATGCCCGAGCAGTCCCCTGTCCCTACGCAGGGCGGAGGCATGGTGGTGCCTTCGACGTCGAGCCGGGCAGGGTCCTTCTCTACGGGCCAGCAGGAGGCCCACGGTGGCTGAGGGCTACGAGCAGGCCCAGTATGTGAACAAAGAGCCGCACGGTCCCACCTACGACATGGTGATGTCCGAAAAAGACTCCTCGATCAGGGATGCCCAGGACCCACATTTTCTCGGCCAACTGATGCCCGTGGCCCACTCTCGTCCTGAAGAGGTGCGCTCCTTCTTCGACGCCACGTCTGTCACCGGGTAACGGGCTGACATGCCCCAGGGTACGTTCACGCCGTTCCAGTACCTGCCGCCCTACAACCAAGGCCAGCCTGGCAACGCCAACACCGTCGGGGGCGGCGGTGGTCTCGGCCCGTATTTTCGGGACTCACTGGACGCCCGGCGTTCCATGTACAACCAGACACCGGAGGCCATGTACCCCGACGGGTATCTGGGCACCATCAACTCCCGGCGAGGAGACCGGCTCCTCGACAGCCTAAAGGACCGCCAGAATCAGCGCTCTTACGTCCGGGGCGTTCACAAGGGCGAGCGGATCGATCCGGGCGACTACTACTTCCCTCGCCAGCTTCAGCCCGACAGCGGATTGCGTCGCATGGCCGAGAGCGTCCCCGACGACACCTGGGTGATGGTCAAGCGGGCCGCTCCGAAACTCTCGTTGATGCCCATGTACAGCCCGGCTCAGGAGTCGATGCAGGGGGCGACGTCCGGTGTCGGGCGCACGACCCAGCTTCGCCGCATGGCGCCCCCTTGGAGGTAAGAGATGCCCCGTTTCGGCCCGCCCCACTTCACCGAGAAGGGCTTGGGAAAGTTCTACAACCCCCACAATCGGAACCTGCATGGAGGCCAGTTCAACAAGCCCGGTATCAAGCAAGCTGGCGAGGGTATTGCCTTCAGCCATCTTCGTTCGCAGTATTTTCGCCGGGCTGGAATGGGGGCGGCGCTGCGGTACACCCTAGGTCTGGAGCAGGTTCCCTCCCATGTGCAGGACACGCTCAACTCACGCCAGCGTCGCCAGACCGGTCTCAACCCAGGCGACATCAATGTCATGGCCCAGCAGCCCGAATCGGATGAGTGGTAGATGGGGAATTTTGACGAATTCTTCCCCTTCGATCTCGGTCACGGTGCCACGGCGAACTCCGCCCGTTGGCGGAAGATGGCCCAGCTATGGATGTCGGACGGTGTCCTCGCCAACTATCTGAACTCGCTCAGCGCCACCATCTCTGCCCCGAACGTCACCCTGACTCCAGGGGCGGTCTTTATCCACGGCTACTACGCCGAGATCCAGACGGCGCAGACGATTCCGGTGCTAACCAACGGGACGATCGTCGCCAAGGTCGACTACACCAACGAACTCTGTTCGATCTACTACAAGGATGGCGCCACCGACTACAGCGGCTATGAGCAGTCGGCCAACAACTGGGAGATCCCCCTGTGGCTGGTGAGTGGCACCACACTGACCGACCTTCGAGTGATGATCAATCCATCCGCTGGGCTGGCTTGGTGGGCGTCGGTCGTTGGCTCGACCGCCATCAGCGCCAGCCAGTCAGCACAGATCAACATCTTGACGCCCCGCCTCCCCTACGCAGGATCGGCTCTGCTACGAGGTGAGCTACTCCTCACCTATCCCGACGCCAGCCAAGCTCAGTCAGCCATCTGCCAGTTGACTTATCAGTGGGGACTCGGCGATCAACAGGTAACACCAACGGTCACGCCCACGAGGACGTCGGGTGGGCCAGCCGGGATCCCTAGCGCCGTTGTAGTCGCCATATCCGCCATCATCCCCGTCACGCAAGGAAAGAAGACCGTGTCATGGAGAATAACGTCGGGAACGGGAGCAGCGGGGATCAGCGTGTCGACCCTGACGGCGACGCTGACGATGGTCAACCGTCCGGTGGCGGTGTAGTGACCTACGACTACACCGAGGACGGACCGGAAGAAGAGAGCCTGGTCACCGACCTACTACCTGATTGGCTCTGGGCGCAGCACAGCATTCCACCACCGCAGGAGCATGACGAATGACTCTGGTCGACAACTTCTTTCCCTTCGACACCGGTTCTGGGGCCAGTGCCACTCCGGCTCGTTGGCGCCTCATGGCCCGCACCTGGGCGACCTCTGGCATCCTGCCCCGGTATATGAACCAGATGGCGCCGACGATCGCCGGATCGGTGGTGTCGATCGACACCGGGGCGGCATGGATCGACGGCTTCTATGGCGAGAACGCTGCCGTCAAGAACATCTCGGCCACCGGCAACGGCATGGTGGTCGTCCGGGCTGACCCCAACAGCCGTCAGATCATCATTGCCTTCGTAGCCAATCAGATGACGCCGACCCAGAGCCTGACTGATATCTATGAGATCCCGGTCTGCCGGGTTACCGCTGGGGTCATTACCGACATTCGCCAGTTCACCAGCTTCGGCGGTGTCCCGGCAGGCGTGATGTGGGAGTTCGGCGGCTCAACGCCTCCGGCAGGATGGCTCCTTTGTAACGGGACTTCCTATCTTCGTACCGACTATGCCGCCCTCTTCGCCGCCATCGGGACCGTGTACGGAGCAGCCGATGGGACCCACTTCTCCGTCCCTGATACGAGAGGAGCCGTTGTTCTCGGGGCCGGAACGGGTGCTTATGCTGGCGCCACCGCCCATCCCCTCGGCCAGCGTGGTGGGGAAGAGACCCACGTCCTCAACTCAGTTGAAAACGGCTACCACAACCACACCGGTATATCCGGCACTGAGAGCGGCTACCACCAGCATGGCAACATTGTCGATGGTGCCTCTGGTCAACTGCCTGTGGCCTACGGTCCAAGCTCGACCCAAGGACTTCAGACTGGCTCATCCGGCCAGAGGGCCTGGGGAGTGGGGACCATGGTCACCGGTAACCAGAACGCCCTCCACACCCACGGCATAGCGGTTGAGGGTGGTCAACCGCATAACAACCTGCAGCCATTCGTGGCTGTGTCCCGGATCATCAAAGCGTAGCCATGAGCTTCGTCGTCCCCTCCAACTTCCGCCAGCTTCCTCCGGTCTGGGAGATGGCCCAGCCGTTCAACATCGATGCCACAGGTTCTGTGGCCTACGACATCGACCCGGTGACCTGGGCACGCAACCACATCCTGGCCGTGTTGCTGACCAACCCTGGGGAGCGGGTGATGCGCCCTAGCTACGGGGTGGGGATCTACAGCTTCGTGTGGGAGAACCAGGACCCGCTGGTTGAGCAGCAGATGATTACCACCATCAAGCAGGCCGTCAGTGTCTGGGAGCCGAACGTCACCCTGCATGACCTGGAGTTTGTCCCCCAACCTGACTTTTCCGGGATCGTGTACCTGGAGATCGCCTTCTCCGTCGGTGCCGCACCCACGATCCATACCGTGACCTTCAGCCTGGGCGGGACTGGAGTGGAGATCACGGCATGAGCATCGCTCCCGTCTCTCTCGGAACCATCTCCGATATCGTCTCCACGACGATCAACGTCCCGCCCATCGACTACACCAGCCGGGACTACACCGCTCTCGTCCACGATCTCCTCACCCTGATCCCGAGCTACCTGCCGGAGTGGACTGATCGGTCACCGGGCGACTTCGGCATCGTGCTCATCGAGTTGTTCGCCTACATGGGCGACGTGCTCAACTACTACAGCGACCGCATTGCCAACGAAGCCTTCATCGCCACCGCCCAGCAACGGCAGTCAGTACTGAACCTCGCCAATCTGCTGGACTACACACCGCACAACAATGTGGCGGCGACGGCGCAGTTGCAGTTCACCATCGCCCAGCCCTCAGGGCCGGTGAAGGTGCCTGCGTTCACGACCCAGGTCGGAACGGTCGGACTGGGCACCAACGCAATCATCTTCCAGACGACACAGGACCTGTGGATCTTCGGCGACGGCATCACCCACACCAAGACCTGGACCTCCAACGGCAACTCCGGTCAGCAGTACGTCTTGGGCAACGACAACGTGGACTACCCAACCTACGTCTTCAACGGAGGCGGCGGTAATCAGACCGTGGTCGTGAACGGGACGCCTTGGCCGATCGCCGCTGGCAACACCTTCGTGGGCCAGACACCCTCGGCCCAGGTCTACACCGTGATCAACGGCAACACGGTGCTGTTCGGTGATGGCGTCACGGCAGGGGCCAAACCGGCTGCCGGACAGACGGTCCAGATCACCTACCAACCGGCCCCTCCGGCGACCTACCAGGGTCTGGTCCCGGCCATGCACGGGGCCTCCACCCTGGGCGAGGCCATCGGCATCTCCGATGGCACTCCCTCGCAGCGCTTCACATTGTTCAATACCCCGGTGGTAGACGGCACGGTGAAGATCAACATCGATGAGGGCGATGGTCACCCGATGGCCTGGCGGTACTACCAGCGCATCGTAGATGCCTTCGCCAACGATCCCGCCTTCACCATGAGCGTGAACGCCAATGGCGTCGTGTCGGTGATCTTTGGTGACAACACCAACGGGCAGGTCCCTCCTGTCGGCGCCTTCATCACTGCCGATTATGTGGTGGGCGGGGGATCGATCGGCAACGTGGCGGCGAACACCTTGACCCAGATAGCGGGTGGATCAGCCAATATCCTCTCTGTCACCAATCCCTCGGCGGCATCCGGCGGAGCCGACGTCGAATCCACCGACCACATCCGCATCCACGCCCCGTTGAGCATCACCGCCATCAACCGAGCCGTGACCCTGGACGACTTCGCCGCCCTGATCCTGAACGTCCCGAGCATCGCCAAGGCCTCGGCCACGTCGACTGCCTACAACGCCGTGAACATCTACATCCACCCAGCGGGTGACTTCTTCGGCTATGGCAACGACGCCACAACGACAGTGGCGGCATTGACCACTGCGGTCAATCTCCTGGCCCCGTCGATCACCAACACGGCCTACACCGGGTATTTGGATGACAAGAAGATGGTGACCACGTCGGTCGTCATCCTGGCGGCCCAGTACAACAACGGCACCACGACCACGACCGGCTACGTGCCCTGCAATGTCAACGTCACCGTGCAAGTACTGCCTCAGTACCAGCAAGCGGCGGTCCAGGCGGCGGTGACGGCAGCCATCAAGAACCTTTTCTTATTTTCGGTGGTTGACTTCGGGTACCGGATCAGCTTGTCAAGCGTCTACCACGCCGTCATGAATGTCGAGGGCGTGGATTATGTGAACGTGACTGCCCTCTATCGCAACGAGGTGACGAGCAGGGTGGGCGACATCAGTTGCGCCAACTATGAGATCCCTCAGGCATATCTGATCAACGTCACAGCCAACGGTGGGGTGAACTTCTAATGGCGGCGACTTATCCCACTGCCCTCAAGGTCTTCAGCACCTTCCACGACTACACCGACGTGATCTGGGCGTGGTCGGTCAACGAGATGCATGACGAGATCGTTGCCATCGAGAGTGTCCTCGGTACCGCTCCGTTCGCCAACACGCCCTATACCACCTTCGCCGGGGCCATCCAGGATCTCTATGCCAACAAGGCGCCGAGCCTCCATACCCACACCCACGCCACGCTGTTAGATGACAACCAGGGCAACGATCATCCTCAATACATCCAGGTCAGCGGCTACCCCGGCTTCAGTCAAGCCGTGGCCGGTCAGAACGCCTGGGCGGCATCCCATCTGTTGCCCCTCGGTCAGCTTCAGAGCTTCGGATATCAGAACACCGCCCAGGTGCAAGCGGCGGTCAATGCTGCCCTCGGCAACCTGATGTCAGGCGCCGCCGGAGGCGCCCCCATCTGGGGTTCGACCCCAGCCCCGACGTGGCGGGTACAGGGTGGGTACTTCACCGGCATCACCAACGGCAGCGGTCAGGTATTCATCCCCATCTCACCACCCTACAGTCGCTGCGTCCAAGCGTTTGTCTGTACCAAGATGCCACCAGGACCGGGAGCGGGTACCCCATACAACTGGGTCGAAGCGCAGACGACCCTGATGGCGGTCAGCGGCTCCGTGGCCACGGTGCAGTTCTCCCATGACTACTCGTGGCAGACGAACATGAAGGTGTCGCTCAACTGGATAGCGATCGGGACCTGATGGCTGCCTCGTATCCGACGTCGATCAAGTCATTCCTGACCTATCAGAATCAGCCGGGCGACAACAACCACATCGTCCCCGATCCCAACAACCCGACCCAACCCATCGATCTGACCATCGACCGGGCCAAGGTCACCAACGAGATACACGACGAGATCACTGCCATCGAGAAGACCATGGGCGTGCTTCCCTTCCAGCAGCCCATGGGTGGCGCCATTGTGGACCTCTTCTACAACAAGTCGCCGGGGATCGCCGACCCCATCACCGGGGCTGTGCCTCCCGATCCGCCACCGTCCCACGACCATATCCACCAACAAACCGGTGGCCGGGACGCCGACGATCATCCCATGTACATGCGGGTTGACGGAGCCAGAGGTTTCAGCGCCCCCGTGAGCGCTCCCGACGCCTGGGATGCCAGCCAGTTGGTCACCTTGCACCAGGGACAGGCGTCGGGACTCAACTCCGGCCAGGTCAACAGCATCATCCAAACCGCCCTGAGCAACGCCATCAGTCCCTACCCCCCACTGACCGGCCCGGCGGCACAGCGCTACCGGATGACCGGTGGCTTCCTGTACGGGTACACCAACAACAGCGGCAATATTTATGTCGACTACTCTGCGGCGCATTTTTCCGGGATCCTCACCTTTGTGTACGTAAAGAATCCGCATCCGGGGACCAGTGCCTTTGGCTACAAGTACCAGTACCAAGAGGACCAGTTGGGCCTGGTATCGATCAGCAACCAGGGAGCCTGGATCAAGTTCATCGAGGACATCGTGGTCGACCGGCAGGCGCATGTGGCGTTGACCTGGATGGTGGTAGGGGTCTGAGTGTCAGCGCCGAGCACGATAGAAGTCAGGTGGTGGTTAACATAGGCGTCTACGGCATCGACTACTACGGGACCGGACGTTTCGGTCGTGACCCCCAACTGGTTCGGCCCGATTTTTCGGTGGACCCGTTCGAGGCTATGGCGCTCGACTACTCCACCCTGCATCTGACCTGGCAGAAGCCCCAATCGAGCAACTGCACTTTTCTACGTCTGGTCCGCAATCCCCGGAACCTGCCCCAGGATGAAGACGATGGACTGTACCTGTGGGGCGATGCGACGACCAATCCGCCCTACGCCGAGCCGGTCCAGCGGACCGCCAGCCTCACCGACATGGGTCTCAGTAATGGATTCTTCTACTACACCATGTGGGGCTGGGATTCGGTCAACCTGATCTGGATCCGTTGCACTGACCTGATCGCCCTAGTGCCGATCAACTGGGGCTATGGCTACCGGCTCTACAACCTGATACCCATGGCCTATCGGGACCTCGACGCCGTGCTGGTCGACCCCTACAACCCCTGGCCGGTGGACAGTCCACGGCCTCCCCTGCGGCGCTACCTGTCCCTGCTGGGCTTCCAGGTGGACTTCATCCGCACTGAGCTTGAGAGTCTCATGAGCGTCAATGACGCTCAGAACTGCTCCGGCGCTCTCCTCCCGCTGTTAGCTCAACAGTTGGGATTGCAGAACGAGCCGGAGATCGGCATGCAGCAGGAGCGCCAGCTAATCAGCAACGCCGTCCATCTCTACAAGCTCAAGGGCAGTCCCAGGGGTATCAGCGAGTTCTCGTCGGTGCTGACCAGCTATCCGATGACCACGCTGGCGCACCACGGCTACAACGTGCTGCTGTGCCGGGACGACAGCATCGCCGAGACGTCGATCGGGACCTGGCAGGCCTGGCCTCCGCCGATCAGCAAGTTCCCAGGAGTGGTGGGCAACAACGGTCTCACGCTCACACAGAATCCCAACATGCTGGGCGACGCTTCTGCCGTCCCGCCCATACCCCCAGTGTCGGGAATGACCAACCCGTTGGAGGTCTACCCCGGCTTCAACCCCGGTCCTCCCACCTACAACTACAGCGGCACGCAGGCCAAGGTGACCGGCGGTGGGGACATCTACATCACCACCGCCCGGATCCCCGTCACCGACTTCATGTCATCGAGCTACGGGCCAGGCGTCGTCACCTGGCGGGTCCAGTTGTGGTCCTCGGTGTCCCGGCAGGTTGAGCTTTCCCTGTGGGGCGACAACGGCAACGGCATACCCACCCAGATCCTGGCCCCCCAGAACTTCACCGAGACCGCCGGGCGCTGGACTCTGATGACGATCAGTGGGGCGATCAACCCCTACCCCAACGGCCTGAGCAAGCCAGCAGCGTATTACTGGGTCTTCCCCCGCATCCGTATCATCGCAACCGCCGCCAACGAGCCGCATTACTACACCCTGATGGGCCTGTGGCCGTGTACGCCGAGTGATCTGGGCGTCAACACGTCTATCTACGACTATCCACGGGATGTCAAGGTCACCCTCAGTCCCCAGGCCTCCAACCTGTTGTCTAATCCGCTCACCGCCTTCACCAACGGCTTCGACGGCCTCACAACCGCCGCAGACCCGCTCCAGGCGTCGCTCAACCTGACCTGCTCGATGCAGATCCACTACGTGAGTTCCGAAGACCCTGCATCGTTGTTTGGCGTGAATGGATCCGCTTCCCTCCAGGTCATCACCGTCGGTCCCAACGGCACCGTATGGTTCGGATCGGTCGGATCCTTCAGCATCCCTCAGCCGACCTATCCCCAGGGCTGGTTCAGCGACACTGCCCATGACTGGTTCGGTGGGTCCAGCCCCGGCCAAGCCGCCACCAGACCGTGGTTCGATCCCGTCAACTCCTGGTTCTTCGAGAACAACCAGTACTTCTCGATCGGTGACCCGGTGATCGGAGGCAACTGGTTCCCGACACCAGCCCAGCCTCCCCTGAACGGCAACCTGGTGCCGTTCAATGTCCCGGCCTATCAGCCGTTCAACTTCAGCGTCTACGGCCGCAACTTGCAGGTCCTCGATCCCTCTAACGCTGCCATGCAGATGGGCTTCCGTTGGTATTACCCTGACGGCTCCTGGACCGAGACCTTCACGCAGTACTCACTGAGCAGCAGCTTCGAGCGCTACGCCATCGCCCCGTCGGATCCGAACTTGGCCTGGATGGCAAACCCGCCAACCCAGCCGCAGACCAACGCTCAGCCCACCACCATGTTCCCCTTCGTGCGCTTCCCCTACGCCCAGCAAGCCACCTTTCTGTTGAACTCAGCCATGCTGTCGCCGGGCACCCAGATACCGCCGTACTTCGACGCAAGCCTGTACCCCGGCAACCCGGACTACATGCCCGACAGCCACGGGGCCAGCTACTACTTCCGCCATTTCAAGCCCCGGACCTTCCGGCTGAAGGCGGAGCTTTACCGCTGGATCCCCATGGGAGCGAGCCATACCGAGATCTTCGCCGCCGAGTCCATCCAGCCGCCGCTGGACCCGACCCTGTGGACCCACCCCGCACTGGTCCTTCGTGGAACCACGACTATGACGGTCACGCCCAGCTAATGACGAGCGATCTGGCGTACGTGGTGCTCATCGGCTTGGGGTCCATGAAGCTCACGGAGTTCTACAAGGAGATCACCCGCCGTATTGGCCTGCACCAGGCCGGTTGGTGGAAGAGCTTGGTCAATCTGTGCTGGGTGGTGTTGCTGAGCCTGCTCATCGCCCACCGGGATCTCCACACCAGGGTGCTGATCGCCTTGGCGGCATCTGGTCTGGCTGCCCTTCTTCATGCCATCGATACAGTCCTACGAAGTCACAGAGACGAGATGGTAGCGATAGTCATGGACAAGGCTCGTGCCCGCCGCCGATAGTCCTTGCCTTCTGGTGAAAGGTTGTGTATACATGCACTTGATCACCACTCACAGCCGGTGATGTCAGGCGGTGCCCCTCCCCAGGGGGCACCGCTTTTTTTCTTCCAGAACTTTACGCCGACCGGCACTTGGGCGTTCCAGGAGGACTAAAAGTGGTGCTACCGGATCTACTGGTTGACGAGGAGCCACCATGGCACGCACCAAAGAGGGGGTAACGATTGGATTTCTCGGTACCGGGACGATGGAGAACGTTGACACGGCCATCGACCTGATCGAGGAGTACATCGAAGCCAACATCACCAGCGAAGAGGACCCCGTCGTCTTCGTCTTTCCCCTGACCACCAACGAGTTCTCCGAGACCATGGAAGAACTCGTAGATATGGCGAGAAAGTCGGACATCACCTACGAAGTAATCACCAGCACATCCGACAAAGGTCGGCGGTCCTTCACCAACATCACCGCCAACGCCGCCCGGACCTACCACGTCGCCGACGTCTTCACCCAGCTTGAGCAGATCTTGAACGATGCGCCCAAGGCACTCCTGGAGATCCTCTGGGACGACAAGCGGCAGGACGAACTGAGCGAGATCATCCGGCGATTCCAAGACGCCGGGATCGAGGTCCTCGATCTGACCGACGGCAACAGTCCGTTCGAGGTCGAGGAGGACGAAGCCACAGCGGAGCCAGAAGCGACGCCAGCCGAGACCGAGGCGCAAGCCGTAGCGGACTCCTGGGCGGCACAAGAGCCAACGGAGGAAACAGAGACCATCCCGATCTACTCCCGCTCCGAACTGGAGGTCTTCGCCAAGAAGGAGGGCCGGGGCAAGATCAAGGGCATCAACGTCGGCCTGGGTTTGCCTCCCCGCAAATCCACCGCAGCCATGATCGACCAGATCATGGAAGCGCAGGGTGAAGCGGATGAAGCCCCAGAGGCCCGTGCGGAAGCCCGTGCGGAGACCGTGGAGGCCCTGGAGGAGACGTTCGGCGCCGAACCTACGCTGACGGTGGAGGAGGGGACGGTTCCCTTCCCGGAGTTCTCCGGGCTGATGTATGAGGTGCTCGCCACGTTCCCGTCCCGGCTGCACGACGTCCTCGATGAGTTCCTCACCAGCCTGGGCAAGACCCTGGAGGGCGTGATCTTCAATGCTACGGCCGAGCAACCGGACAACAACCAAGAAGAAGCCCGTCCCCGGCGCCTACGGAGCCATTGACATGCCTCGCAAGCTCGTCCGTCGAACCCCCGAACCGGGGCTACGGGCCGTCGTCAGCGATCCGCAGGAAGAGCTAGAGCCAGCCGAACAAGACATCGTGCCGCCAGCCGAACGAGACATCGTGCCGCTGCTCTACAACGTCTCTGACGCCTGTTTCATCCTCGGCAACATCAGCAAGCAGATGCTCTACCGGTTGATCCATTTGCACCGAATTCACCCGGTGAAGATTGGCACTCGCTCTTTGTTCACCATGGAGGAGCTTCAGCGTTACGTTCGGGAGCAGCAGGCCGAACCAACCGGATGACGTCCCACACCGGATTCAAGAACATCGTCCGGCCTTGGTCATGGCGTACCCAGATACCACCGTCGGGCAGGATGTGTTCCACGTAGCCCGAACCGATGGCTGAGACATGCTGGGGACCGCTGGGAACCGTGTGGTACTCCACATAGTCACCGACCTGGAGGGACGGGATCTCGTCCTGCTCCTGTTCCTCCAGGTCCTCCTCCTCCTCGGCCTCCAGGGCGTCCCAGACACGAGGGGGAGTGACTTCGCTGGTGGCAACCAGGGAGAGGCCGTGGGAGCGCAGCCAAGTCTGTAGTCCTAGAGGCGGGTCGAGATGCTCCAGCAGGTCTTCGCCCTCAACGTCCAATGTGTGCAGAATGTTGGTGGCGGTCGTCTCGATGTCCTGACCGGCGCAGTCCTCCAGGATGACGCAGACCATGTCGAACGTCTCCTGCCGTAAGCTCATTCTGCGAACAGCGTCCCGAGGACGTTCACCACCCGGTCGTTCGCCGCCTTGAGTGCCCCGTCCTCATCATCGGTCGGTTCGGACTGCCACACGACATTGCGGTCCACGATGATCTGGCCGACCCAGCCGCCGACCATCTGGACGGCACGGGTGATCAGCAGACCCTTGGGCGTGTGCTCCGACTTGGATTCACCCGGTGGGACGTTGAAGCCGCTATAGCTGTTGGACGAACCCCAGGAGATGGTCATGGGTTGGTTCCCGATCATGTTGCTCATCTCAGTCCTTTCGAGTGTCCCTTTCAAGCATGTCAATCACCGCCACGAGGGCATCACGGTGCCACCAGGGGTGGTTCGAGCGGCTCGAACAGCCGCCACCCGATCTTGTTCATGACCTCCCGACGAACAGGAGTCAGCAGATGGTCAGGACAATCACCCGCAAGTAGGTTGTCGTATGCCTGACCAAGCGCTTCTCGAAGCTCCTCCACCTGTGATGTAACGGCGAGCAAAGCGGTGGACACAGATTCTTCGAATACGGACTGGTCCGCTTTACGAATCTTCATCGCACCAATGCCCTGACCGTCTCTCTGACTTTCAGGGGCTTGTCTTCCGGCCCCTTCACGTACGCCTCGATGAGCTTAGGGGCGTGCTCGCCCTTGGAGGGGTACCACTGGTTGCGCCAGTGGCGACCAACGAGCCAGCGGTGGGACCACTCGACCTCACGGCCCGTGGGCGCCGAGGCACGGGTCGGCTCCCGCAGATTGATGACCCGGATCTCATCCAGCTTGCGCCCCGCCCGCTCCGTCTGACGCTGGACCTGGCGGGACGGGCGCTCCCTGGTCTCGACGGCGATCTTCTGGGAGCACAGCGCCCAGAACGTGGCCAGGAGACGACGGTCCTCGACCATCGAGTTCGTCATGATGGTGTCCGGCTCGTCGCCGAGGGGGGTGAAGTTGGAAATCATGGCCTGATATGGCCACTCCGAGCCACCTGTAGGCATCAGCCGGGTGGGCATCAACTCACGCCAGCGTGCCTGGAGCTTCTCGGGCAGGCTGTTGTAGACAATGACCAGGTCACGCCAGGCGTAGGTCTCGATCGACAGGGACTGCCCGACGCCGTACATCTCGACCTGACCCCACAGGAACGCCGAGGTGAAGATGTTGTCACCGGATTCAGCGTCGGTGCCAGGGATGGACTTGGCGAAGACGACGAAAGCCTGCTCGACCGGCGGCTGGGGAAGACAGTCAGGGATGGTGGGGGCCAGGGAGATGAGCACGTCACACATCTCCGGC